GTAGCTGAGAGTTTTGGTTACGATAGAACTGTAAAACTAGTTGGTTTATTTGCCGACGAAGTTGAAGCTGTTTTACCAGAAGCAACTCGCCCAGCACCATTTGACCAAGACGAAAATGGAAACAGTAAGTCAGGAGAAAACTATAAGACGATCCAATATGAAAAATTGGTACCGTTGTTAATAGAAGCGATTAAGGAACAGCAGAAGCAAATTGCTCAACTTTCCGAGACCATAAATACCTTGGTCAATAAATAATAGGCCACAGAGGATAGATTATGCCAGGAATTTTACCAGCAACGGGGTCGGCAATAAAAATGGGCGGAGTTTACTACGCCTATGCCGGTGGTTCAAACCCGCCTGCCGCTGGAAGTAACATCAGACTCAGTGCTACACTGGGTGCGAGTTACGGCGGCAAAGTTGCTGGTGCTGTAATTGCGTTCTCCTCAACGTTTGGTGGCAAGACAACACCTAACACGTATAGTTAACAATGAAAAATAAAAAACTTAATACAGAGAAACTACTTACTTTAGCATCAGCAGGCACATCAAGATGGGAATTAGACAATATTACATGGCACGATAGAGCCAGTAATCCCGAAACACTAATTTCCTTCTTAGAAAGAATTCAATTCTTAGAAAACATCGAAGATCGAAGTTCCAAAGAAGAACGCGAACTTGATTCTCTCATTGATCTTGCCAACGACTTAGACGAAGAAGAGTGTGTTCAATTACTATCCAACGATGATGAAATTGTTCAACAAACCTTTATTGAAAATCTAGCAAGAACCAGCGCACTAGAAGTTTTAACTAATGACCGAATTAGTTTTGAAACTATGAACACAATGTGTAAACTTAGCCCCAGTGATTTTATTATCACAGCTAAACGTACACAGGATTTAATTAACTCCATCCATGAATTAGTTATTCAAGGAGAAACTTTAAGTTCAGACGTGGCGGGCGCATGACAAAGAGTGTATTTGCAGCAAGTAAATGGTCGTTAAAGAAAAATAAACTAGCAGTATTGGTTCCGTGTAGAGACCATCTACACAGCGCATTTGCCATGTGTCTAGCAGAAATGGTTAAACTAAACACCATGAACAGTTTAGACACACATGTTATCATGGACGCAAGTACTGTTCTACTAACTCAACGTGAACGTCTAGCCTCCGAAGCACGAAGTGTAGGTGCTGAGTATATGTTGTGGTTAGACAGCGACATGGTCTTTCCAGCAAGTACAGCATTGAGACTATTGGCACACAAAGAAGATGTTGTAGCTGCCAACTATGTTCGCCGCCAACTACCTGCCAAAGGAGTTGCCTATGAAACCATAGGTGACTGGCAAAACCCACTGGCTTTCGAACCACAAGACGAGCTTGTAGAAGTCGAAGGTGTAGGCATGGGATGTATGTTAGTTAAGACCAGCGTTTTAGATGACATTGCTCAACCTTGGTTTGAGTTTGGATGGACACCTGAAAGCAATGACTGGCTTGGTGAGGATATGATCTTTTGTCAGAAGATGGCACAGGCTGGACACACGGTTAAAATAGATACGCAGTTAAGTATGGAAATGCGCCACTTAGGTACATGGGCATTCGGTCCGGACTTAATCGAGTAATTCTAACAATATTTCAATCTTAGCCTTAATAGTTTTACTGTTAAGGCTATTTTTTACGCCCTGATGTAATGGCTTAGGCCAATTGTCGTAACTACACCAAGCATATCCGCTGTGTTCTTCGTTAAGGTCAGGGATAAATTCTTTGTCTACAATTAACGCATAGGTGTTATACTGAAAGTTTTGATCATTGCTAGTAAACAATTCCAGCGGTATAACTTTTTTAATAGCAGGTGTGTTACCTACTTCTTCTTGTATTTCTCTAGTCAGCGCATCAATAACTGTAAGGTCAGCAGGTTCTTTTTTACCTCCAACTAACCCCCAGGTACCTGACGTCTTACCTTGATTGCGTAGCAACAATAAAAATCTGTGGGTATCCTTGGCTATGAATAACCCACCACTGCAAACAATTTGATTTAAAGTATTAGACGCCATAAAGCCTTATCATATAATCCTTCAAAGCTCTTAGACCAGCTTTGATCCGCAGGAATCCATTTGTATTGTACTCCTGTGTATGAATTAGTTATGTAAGTAACCACAGTGGCAGCGGAAGAATTGAACACAGTGTTCCATGCTTCTCCATCCCACTCTATGATGTCATTGGCATAGGCTTGTGGATCACTGCCGTCTGCGTTCTTCCAGGCATCCGGGCCGTCGTAGCCTGGCTCGTCGTACTGACTGTTAATATTAATATCTTCTAATATTAAGTAGCGTGTGCCCGTAACTCTACCACTAGGATTAAAAGTTTCAGGATTTATAATAGCGTCAACTGTGCCTCTACCTGAGATAATGGTATTGCTAGGGACTGTATCAGAGTCAAAGTTTAATATCATGCGCTTTTCATCCATGGGATCTAAGCTGATATAAGCAACAATTTCGTTACCGTCAGGTTTCTTTAAACGTAGCTGACTTAGCCCAGCACGGAATGTTCCTGGATACAAATCTAATATTGATCTCCAAGAATTCTGCTGTGTCACTGTATTAAGTTCAACAACATCTGTTAGACTATCATTTGATATTAATGTAGCAACATTGTTTAAAACAAGTAAGTCGTAGTCTCCGGGTGTGACAATAGTTGTTAATACTTGGCTACCTAGAGATTCTATAATAGCATCGGGATTATTATAATCAGTAGCAATGGTGCCGTCTGCTCCCGGAACAAATGCGCTGGTAATAATCTTAGTAATAATTCCCAACTTTTTAACTTTAGCTGGAGGTGTGATCCACACGTGAGCATCAAAGACCATGTTCATAATATCAATGTCTTGTTCTAGACCTTGCGGAACACTGCGGCTGCTCCATGTCTGACTTTTCAATGTAAGCACACTGATGCTGGTCCAATCAATATAGTTGTCTGTAGTTTGTAATTCTAAACTAGGAGTAAACAACACAGCAAGTTGTTCAAATATCTGTAACTTTTGATCTGTATTGGTTGTCCATATATCTGCGGAAAAATCAACAAGATAAGGAGTAGGCATAATACGTTCAACAGTATAGTTACTACCTTGCTGATTTAAATACTCGTTGCCATTGGCATCAAATGCTCGCTCTCTAACATTAAACTTACTGACAAACGATGGGTCTTGTAATCTAGGACGATCAAACTGTAGATCTTTGATGTAGCAAGAAATAAAAGGCGCATTTGGAATAACATTTTCACTGTTCTTGTTGATGATACTGGCAACTTGACGATTCATATCACCGTAACGAACAGGAATACGAACAAGTTGTCCTTTAGCATCTTTGTAACTAAAGTTACTCATTACCCGCATAAATTGAGACAGGTATCTCTTTACTTGTCCATCATAAAAATGATCACTCATTTAATTATCCGCCTTTGGTTTTAACACTTTGCTCAATGCTTGTTTTTCTTTTATTACTTCGCCGTTGATTGTAGCTGTAGTTGTATTATTAATGAAACTTGATTTTAGTGTTTTTCTAACAGCTTTACCAGCAAATGTACCACTGGCAACATCTTCACTGCCAAAGTTATTCAATGTCATACGCACATTATCTTCAAATCGTATCCAATGTCTGCCATCGTATCTAAACAACCTATTGGGCAAATAGTCTGTTCTTAAATGAAACTGCCCTTCAACAGGCTGGGTTGGAAATTCAATACCAAAATTATATGGCGCACCATTAGGCGGCACACCATCACCAGATAAGTAACCAACATAATAGTCTTGTTTAGGACTCTTTAAGATAACACTGGCATCCATGATTGCCTGTTCAACACTGGCATCTTGATCTAACATGCTGGCATCAGCAATACTAACAAGCCCTGTAGATGTTGTTGTAGGTATTACATATAAATTATTTGTATCAAATCCACTGGCAGGTACATCTAGGTCTGCTTGAGCAATAATTTGATCATTGATTTCAATGCTTTTCTTATAGGTACTCATTAGGTCTCTTAATGAACTACCATCTCCTGCTCCGGCGTCAGAGTCTAAAATTTCTTTAAATTCTTGACTGTCAACTAATGGCACACACTTACAGCGTACTAGGTGAGGATACCAAGTTTGGCTAAATCCACTGGCAGGACGAGTAACATCTTGAACTACATAGAATCTACGTAACGCTACAAGACTATTGTCTAACGCATATTCATCTTTTAAGTGAGGTAATTCTAAAACATCACCTGACATAAGTTTACGACCTAAGCTATCTACGTTATTACGTAAATGGAATGTAATAAAGATATTGTCGTTCTGTAAAAACAATCCAAATTGACTTAGGTTAAAATCTAAGTCCTGCATGGTATAAATGCCTCGCATTACATAAACATCGGGTTCGTAATGACGATCTCTGTTCTCCATGAATATTAAATCTTGTATACCAAGTTCAGGAATGTCGCCACCGTTGACAGGCAAAGCAGGACTGCTTTCTCCTTCTTGTGGATTTACTGGTCCTGCGTACTTGTGAACGTAGATGTCTGTGCCGCCCACTTGGAACTGCTCGCTGATTGTACGATCTAGGAATTTAAAATCCGCACCTTTTTCGGGTTTGTATAGAGATAGTCTTGGCATAGTATGTATTTATAAGCTAAATATTGTTATGACCGAAACAGAAAACGAACGCCAAAAAGTAATTGACTATGTACAAGCCATGCTCGGTGCTGGCATGGTTGATGTTGAATTAGACCCTATTCACTATAATACTGCCATAGATCGTGCTCTAAGTAAATTTAGACAGCGCAGTAGCAATGCCAGTGAGGAAAGTTTTGGATTCTTAACTCTACAAGTTGATCAAAACGAGTATGTTTTGCCAAAAGAAGTCACAGAAGTTCGTCAGCTTTTCCGTCGTAGTATTGGTAGTAGAACAGGTGGCGGTGATGGCGGAAGTTTATTTGAGCCGTTTAACCTA